CCGCCATGGCTGGCAGGATGCGCTTGCGTGGAAAGGCGGCAGCGATGACTAACAAACAAAAGCAAGCACGCGCATCGCACCTTTTCCGCAAGCGCAGGAGCATTTGGTATGCGTTGCTAGCCAATCGGAACCCTGCATGGGAGAGAGCCTATGAAGTATCGTGGGAAGGCATGAGGAAGCGACACAAACAAAAACCATGAAAATTTCAGACATCATCGAAATCGTCGCAGCCGAAATGGACGTTGACCAAGACGAAATCACCAGCAAAAGCCGAGTGCAAGAAGTTGCAGACGCTCGTGCAGTCGTGCAGGCTGTCATGCGAGATCGAGGATGGGTCTTATCTCGCATCGGCACCGTTTTCGGCACGGATCACGCCACAGTTAGGCGCAATTGCCAAAAGATCGAACAGGCGCGCGCCATGGTCAAAGCATACGATGCGGTTAAGACCGCGCTAACACTCTCCCAGCCGAGTGGCTGACGGGAACTAATGCCTCTAGACCTCGCAATGTTCAGGCGCGAGGCTAGGGGCGAACTCGCAACATTTGACGCTTGCCAAGCGCTCAGATTTCTGTATGTTGCTTCCGTGACCACTACCACGGTTCATGCCATTGTTGGCAAACTCTACATGCTCGGAATCGGGATCAGCGAAGCGCAAATCTTCGTCATCGCCGACGGTCGAACCATGCGTGAGATCGCCAACCATGCCAAGGTCGGTCTAGTCTTTGTGAATAACAAGATCTGGAGCCTCACGCAAAAGGGCTACATCGCAAAGCGAGCTGGCAGACCTTCGACATACCACCTGACCGCAGCAGGAAAGCGAGCAATCGCCGAACTGACCAGCGCAGAATCCACACGATGAACTCATTCCTTCAAGCAATCGAAAATCTATCACGGCGCAAAGTGACGCCTTCGTGGTTTCGTTGGCGTGAGTGGTCGGCGATGGCACCGGCAATACGCAATCGTTCGTTTTTCAGCGCCACAGTGACCTCAGCGCGCGTTCTCAACAAGATGCGGAACATGTTGCTGGACTGGCAAGCGGACGCCACAGAGGAGATCGTGGACGTCAACACGGGGCAGGTCGTGACAGCCTACAAAGAGACTGGACTCGCCAAGTTCCGCGAGAAGTCGGCAGAGTTTTTGATCCAAGAAGGACTGGCGACGCCCGCCGACTACAAGGACACCAAGATCACGAACGTTGTTTCAAACGCTCGCTTACAACTGATCTACAACACGAATCTGGAGCAAGCGTCAACCTTCGCGCAATGGCAGGGCAGAATGCGCAACGAGGACTGGCTCAATCTGAATCCCGCGGCACGCTTCGTCCGGCGCCCGGGAGCGCGCATCAAGCGGCAGCGACATGTTGAGGCTGAAGGTGACGTGAGACGATGGGATGACTTCGCCTATTGGCAATTTCAGAACGCAGCAGACATTGGCGGCTTCGACGTGCCGTGGGGTCCGTTCGGCTTCAATTCCTACATGATTCAGGAGCCGGTCAAACGTGCCGAAGCCGAGCGTCGAAAGCTGGTCAGAAAAGGCGAACGAGTCAAAGCTCCGAACGTCGCGCAATTTGGCGTTGACCTCGGAAAGCAATTCAACGCTGGAGTTGATGCTAACATCGATGACCTCACGCCCGAACTGGCAAACGAAGCACGGAAAACGATCACAGACAGGCTCGGACCGCAAGCAATCGGCAGAGACGGAAAACCCACACTCGACGCGCTCAAACAGGCGCTGAGGATGTGATAACCAAGATTTTACTAAGCCATGAAAACACGTCAAGCAAAAAAAAATGACCAATTGGAAAATCAAGGGAAAAAGGTTCGAGGGCGTCCAACTTTGGCGAACGATGAGCGAAAAAACAAGATCCTCGACGGCATATCAAAAGGCACGCCATTGACTGTCATCTGTCGCGATCTTGGCATTTGTGATGACACCGTAAGAGATTGGATGAAAGTTGACGAGGATTTTTCTCGTGACATCGCGCGCGCAAGACAACTTGGATTTGATGCGATTGCTTTTGAGGCGTTGCAGATTGCAGACACTCCGATGATCGGCACTGAGGAGGCAACAAAAGAATGGGGCGTTGAAGTCAAACGCTCCGACATGCTGGGGCATCGCAAGCTACAAGTCGAAACACGTCTCAAGCTCCTCGCCAAGTGGGACCCGAAACGATACGGCGACATGGTTCGCCAAGAGATCAGCGGACCAGACGGCGCGCCTATCGCTCAAGCGACTGTTTCACTCTCACCTGAGCAAGAAGGAAGTCTCAAGGATCTTGTCGAACTAGCGAGAGGCAAAGCGAAAAAATGACCCCGACAGAATTCTGCGTCCGAGTTCTCGGCATCGTGCCATACCTCTGGCAGTGCGAAGCCATGGAGTCGGTCGCGATGGAACAACCGACCAGCGTAGTCGCAGCGAACGGCAGCGGCAAGACGGCGCGCCTTGTGGCTCCGCTTGTGCTTTGGTTCCTGCATGAGTTCCCGCGCGGTCAGTGCATTTTCACCAGCGGCTCGTGGATGCAGATCGAGAAGCAGCTATGGGGTGCGGTGAAGGTCTATCAGCACAGGTTCCCGCATTGGCGCTTCATGTCCGAGGAGCTTCGCACACCCGAGGGTGGCTATGCTTTCGGCTTCTCGACCGACAACCCGGGGCGAGCGGAAGGACATCACCCGAAGATCGGAGGCGACGTGGATCCAGTATTCCTCATCATTGACGAAGCCAAGACGGTGCCAGACTCGATCTTCGAGGCATTCGACCGATGCACGCGCAAAATGGAGCTTTGGGTGTCGTCACCTGGAGCGCCTCGCGGTCAGTTCTACGACTCATTCCACAAGAACTCCAGCCTCTACAAGACGATCAGGGTGCCATCGACCGACTGCGCTCACATCAGCGCGGAGAAGCGGGAACTGGACCGAATCAAGTATGGCGAATCACATCCGCTCTACCGATCAAAGCACCTCGCCGAGTTCACCGAGGACTTCGACCGCTTGGTGCTCGCTCCAGACTTGCTACGCAATGCACTCGATGCACAGCCGAAACCAAACGCTCACGGTGAGATCGTAGCATTCTGTGACTTCGCCGCGGGACGGGATGAAAACGTTCTGGCAATTCGCCGCGGCAATCACGCACGCATCGTGAAGGCATGGCAGGAGCGGGACACAGTGCAGGCGGCACGGGAATTCATACGGATGTTTCAAACGGAAGGACTCACCGCCGGTCAGATTTGGGGAGACGCCGACGGACTCGGCACCGGCTTCTGCGACCAGTTCGCTGAGATGGGCTGGCATATCAACCGCTTCCACGGAGGCAAACCAGCAAGCGAGAAGGACGAATACGCCAACCTCATCGCGCAGGTCTGGCACGTTGCCAGTCGCGAGATCGAGCGTGGACGAATTCACGTCGGAGAACTCGATCCGATGACATTCTCGCAGATCACCACGCGGAAAAGCGAGTGGAACGAAACGGGCAAGCTTCGCGTCGAATCCAAAGAGAAGATGGCAGCGAAAAGCATGAAGTCACCGGACCGTGCCGACGCATTGCTTGCTTGCATAGCACTCGGCAGTCGCATCAGCGGAGCCATGACGGGAGCGGCATCAGTTACCACATCGAGGAACACATTCGCCAGTCGAACGGTCCGAGGGTTTAACGCTCTGTAAATTTGAGCTTGCCATTGGCTGCATTGCGTGCTATTGCCATGCTCACCATGACCGCAGACGAACGAAAGGGCATCGTAGCGCCTTTGCCAGCTTCCTACCGCACGCAGGACTATGACCTTGCCAATGTAACGCCAGAGCAAGTGCGCAGCATTCTGCGCAACGTGCGCACCGGCAAGCTGGAGGATCAAGATCGCCTTTTCCGCATGATGGTCGATTCGTGGTCGCGTCTACGCAAATGCATCAACGAAGTCGCTGGAAACGTAACGGCGCTCGACATCGAGATCAAGCCAGGTATTCGCGAAGGTGCCGAGGAACCGACACCGCAGGCATTGCAGATCCACGAAACAGTAGAACGAGCGCTTGAATCTTATGCGCCACGTCCGAGCCATTGGGAACTCGACACCAAGGGCATGATGAAGGCACTCATTGATGCTTACGCGAAAGGTATCAGCGTCGTGGAAATCATCTGGCACACCGAGAACGGCATCGTCTCACCGCGCTGCTACGCTCCAGTTCCTGCAAAATATCTCGCCTATCCATCCGCATCGAATGAGATCGACAGGCTCATGATGGCACCGAACGGCGTGAACTACGACACGCTCATTGACTTCCCGCCTGACAAGTTCTTGATTGCCATCTGGCAGCAAGGCGGCTGTCACCCAATCCATTCCGCCAACCTTCGCGCGCTCACGAAGTTCTGGCTCGGTGCAATCTACGGGCTGGGCTGGTTCATGCAATACGCGCAGCTCTACTCGATCCCTTGGCGACATGCGGAAACCGATGGCAGCGACGAGGCGATGATGAAGGCGCAGGAGATGCTGGAGAACATTGGAACGAGTGGCTACGCGGTCACAGGACCGGGTGTGAAGTTCTCCATAATGGACGGCATCAAGGGCGGCGAATCGTTGCCACAGGTAGCTCTGATGAACGAGTCAGACAAAGCTTGTGACATCCTCATGCTCGGACAAACTCTCACCACAGACGTGGGCGACAGCGGAAGCCGAGCGCTTGGCGACGTCCACGCAACAGTGCGCGGCGACATCTTGCAAGCGGTCGCGACATGGATCGGGCAGGTCGTCACAACACAGTTGATCCCAGCCATCGTGCGGATGAACTACGGCGCAGGGATCGCCAGCGAGGACATGCCCTATGCTGAAATCGTCATTCCGAAGCCAAAGGATGAGAAGGCAATCGCCGAGCGCATCAAGATCGTCACGAAGGACATCGGGCTTCCAGTCTCGAACAAATGGATCTACAACGAACTCGGCATTGCTGAACCGCAAGAAGGCGAGGCACTATTTGGCGAAGTCGAAGATCCACTTCCATTGCTCCCTGAAATCACCGAGGCGGCACGCGCTGACATTGACCTGCGACCGACCGATGACATGGCAAAGGCAGCACAAGACGCTCTCGAAATCCGCAGGCAGAAGCCAGCATCAGAGCGCGGTATGACATCGGTCGGCATCGCACGAGCACGGGACATTTCCAATCGTTCTGAGTTATCAGCCGAGACGGTGAAGCGCATGGTGTCATTCTTTGCTCGCCATGAGATCGACAAAAAAGGCGAGACATGGGATGAGAAAGGAAAAGGCTGGCAAGCATGGAACGGCTGGGGCGGCGACGCCGGCAGAGAGTGGGCGAACGCAAAGCTCAAACAAATCGAAAATGACCGATGAGGAAATGCGAGAAGTTGCGGGGCAATGGCTCGCACCAGTGGATCAAATCTTAGCGGATCTGATCGACAAAAGCTATCGCATGACCGCAGGCGCATTTCAAATTGAGGTTGAGCAAGTCATCGAACGCATTCCGCAGTTGTTTTTTATGTTAGATAAACGAGCGCTTGAAACGTCGCTGGAGAATGAGATCGGCGCGGCAATCGTCAAATCACTGGAACGAGAACTATGAAAATCACAATTACGGCGACGGGACTCGATCCAGTCAAAGCATCGATGATCCGCCTACAATCGGCATCGGTGCGCAAGGTTGCGGTTCTCACCGGCGCTCAGGATGCTCTGGAAGTCGTCGAAAAATACTACAACATGAACGGATCGCGGCTATGGGAAAATCCAT